AGCTTTACTTCCTTCTGCGTTGCTAAATAGTTCAGGATAGTTTTCTGTAATTCGTTCCTTAAACTGTAAAAAAAAACAAGTGAACCAAATACAATATCTAAAGTTATTTTTGACATATCATATTTATCAGCACTTTCATATTCTTCTATTAAATACTGTTGTTTCTTCTTGTAGGTTATTGGTCTAAATAAAACACCCATTGCTTTATTCATCAACTCCCAGTCAGCAAGGTATGTATCTAAATCAACATACTCACCAAAAGAAATATCATCAAGTTTAGGTATAAAACCAAACTCTTTATCATTCATTGTAAACTTATCTATAAATTTTGGTTCTTTAGTAAATAGCTTTGATAGCTCTTGACAAATATTATTTATATCAATTGCTTTTATTTGTAGAACACTTTTTAGTGGTATATTACAAAATATCTCTATCATCTTTTGTTGTAGGAAAGAATCAAGTTCTTTACCCTCAGCAATCTTTAACCACTTTTGGTATTGCTTTAAAGTAACTTCATTAAGCGTTTCTGGTATGTTAATAGTTAACTTCATTTATATATAAACGTTTTAATTGTTGAATCGTTATATACGAATGTAGTAAAATTTTTATAATTATCTTTTTTTGATATGTCTGATATAGATGGTTCTTAAAATGTAATTGTGTAGTGGTGTGTATTTTTCTTTTCTTCTTTTATCTTATCTTATCTATATGCTTAGCGAAATTGTAGCGAACGCTTAATTATAGATATAAAAAAAGTAGGTAACGCTCTTTTGCCGACTACCTACTTACGCATCACAAAATTTAATGTCATAAATTTTGCTATAACAAATATATTAATAAATATGATACTCGCCTTGATTTGGATTCTGTAATTGATAACTTACTGCATATCTTAACGCATCAATAGCATGATTGAAATTATCTACTGGTGTTTGTGATTTCTTTTCTAACCAACAATAGTTATTTAGTTCTTTAATTAAATCTGTACTATCTTCTGTAATTATTAAATCATAATCTTGCAATAAACTAATTCCAAATGTAACGCTTCCTTGTCCTTTAATAGCTGGTACAACATTACAAGTTCTACTTAGTTCTGTTATTAATCTTGGTTCAGCTGAATCTCCTACTATTAAATTATTTTGTGCAAATTCTTTATTTAACAGGGAAAGTACGCTTGTGGTTAGTTGTGTTTTATAAAAACATAATTGAACATATATCTTTTTATTTTCTTTATCTATGCTTGTTTTAACGAGCGTTGAAGGGTCATTACTAAAACCGTAATCTTGTCCAAATACAACTTTGCCTACTTCTTTAAATTCTCCTAAACTCCAGTTACTAAATATAACGCCCTCAGCTTTTTCTAACCAAGCACCCTCAATAGTATGTTTATATCTTTGAGGTCTGCGTTCTTTCATTTCCTTAATTCTATTTAAATAACTTTCTGAAAGATTTTCTTTATTATCTAAGTAAGTAGAATGACAGTAGCTTGTTTCTCCTTTTATTCCAGAGTAACCAGCTTGCACTCCAGCATTCTCATAAAATCTTTGATAGATCCAATGTTCTTTAGTAGATGGATTCATTACCATTACAACTCTGTTCTTTGCTCCTTTCTGTCTTACTGAAAAATCTATTTTGTCAAATACATCTTCATCAACCATTTCTTCGGCTTCGTCTATTATCCAAGTTGTTATGCCTTGTAATGATTTAAGATTTGCTGTCTGATCTCCAGAGCTTGTTTTAATACCTCTAAATAAAATCTTACTACCAGTTTCAAGATTAGTTATTTCATTATTCGTTATATGAAATAAATGTTCCCATTCCATTAATTCAATCTTTTCCTTAAATTCTGGTATTATAGAAATAGATGCTGACCTTAATGTATATCTTGTAAATAATATTTTATGCTGGCATTTATTATCAAAAGAAAGTACGAGAGTATTTAAAGCAACTGCAAATGATTTCCCAGAACCACGCCCACCAGTTAATAAATAGTACCTTGTATTGTTAGGAAATATATTAAATTTAGGATTTAGCATTGTTGCTCAACTTCTTCATCATTTCGTCAAAGTCAAAACCAGCATTATTTGTATTAATATCAACAGTATCTTTTGCTGTTCCATAACCTGAATCTAATAACGCTTTATAAGCTGCAACATCACCTTCCATTGCTTTACGTATTAAAGCTAATGTGATAACATCTTCTTGAGTTAAAATTTCATCTTCTCCAGTTAAAGGGTTCTTTCCTTTTCTTGTAGCTTCTAACCATCTTCGAGCAATTGTGCTTCTATTTTTAGAACCTTTTGGTCTTCCTTTAGGGTTTCCGCTTTGACCTTTTTTAAATTCGTATTTTTTTATGTTTTGTTCGTTTGTCATTATTGTTTTTTTATTAAAGGATGTTTAAAATGTTTTTTCCAACTAATATGATGATGCGGTCTGTTAAATTTGTAAACTGTTTTTGCGTATTGCGGCCAAATCTTTTCTAATGATTTTGCTTTTAACACTTTCTTTTCATAAGCATTGTTTTTGTATAACTCAGATTGGTTTCCACCTTCCATTTTAACTATTGTTGAAACTTTATCTATTAAGAAAGCATTGAATTGAATAGTGCAAAATTTATTGTGTAGTATTTGTAATGATAAATCTACATCTTCATTATATTTTAATCTCCATCTAAAAGGCATATTATTTTTTAGTAATATTCCACTATAAACTTTAGTATTAATTACAAAAGGTTTTACAGTTGATTTTGTTACAAAATTTTCATAATTAAAACCACTAACAAAAACATTTTCATATCTATCAGTAAATTCTTCTGCTGGTATAATACATTCTAAAGGGTGGCACATCCATCTTTTACCCTTTGACAATCTCCAGAATTCTGTAATATTATCATCAAAGCACCAATGACGTTCTTTACCTTTTGATAATTCAAAACAATAATTTCTTGCTGGATAACTTCCCAGCCCTAAATTTGAAAATGGTAATTTTACAACGTATTTTTTTCCTAATGCTTCACAGTAATCATTAAATTCTTGTGGCTCAACTAATATTTTAAAATCAACATTATTTTTAATAAAACATTTAGCTGTTAAAGGTTTTTTAAATCTACCTTTAGAAATTATATAAACAGGATATTTATTTTTTTTCAGTTCCAAAGTATACGATTTTTTGTTTATTTCTGTTTATTATTTTGTATTTCTCTAAATTGTTTTTTATATAATTATCTCTTTCTTCTTCGCTTGAAAAAATAATATTACATTGTATATAACCTTCACCTTTTTCAAATTCTGGCATACCAACCCATTCTGAGTTTTCATCTCCATTATTAACGTAATTAACATTTTCAGAATTAGTATTCCATACATCTAACCCCCATTCATTCAATTCTAAATTATCCCATTCATTTGCAATCATATCCCAATCCCATTCACCAAAACCAACGTTGTCTTTAACTATAAATTCTCGCTGTTGTTCCGCTGTTAATTTGCTTGCTTGTATTATTGAAACTTCTTTTAAACCAGCTTCTTGACAAGCTTTTAAACGCATATTACCGCCCAGCACAATCATATCTTCATTAACAACAATTGGTCTTATTTCCAGCATTTCTGGAAACTCTTTTATTGATCTTACTAACTTATGAAATTTATTATCTTTTATCAGTCGTGGATTCTCTGGGTTTCTTTTTACTTGAGATATTTTTACTTTCTGTGTTTTCATCTTTAAAAAATTTTAATAGTTTTCTTTCAATTGCTTTTATTTTCTCTGTCATATTCATATTCGTTATATAATCTTTTCATTGTATCAACTAAACCTTTTACACAAGAACCGCAGCTTGATGTTTCTCTATTTGTTTTAAATACTCTATTATGAATCTTTAATAGTTCTTTTTGTTCTATATTATTAACTATGTTTTTATTAATGTGAAAGAATCCTTTTAAATACATGTATTCATCTTCCGTTAGGCATTCGGGGTCTTTATAAGGAAACATTTTATTTAGCTTTTCTTTTCTTGCATCGCATCCGCAGTCCTTTCCAAGTTTGTCAAATATCCAATCAGTTGCTTTCTTTATACCTGTAGCTTTAGTAACCTTTTCAATGCTA